CTTCTTTACCCTTTACTTTGCTAGCCTGGGAATCCTTGGCGGCTTAGCCGGCTACGTCATCACGCATTTGCTCTCTGAAATTAAGAGACTCAATTCGCGTGTCGATGAGATTTACAACATACTCCTAGACAGATAATAAAACCATGGCAGCTAAGAAGAAGGTCATAGACCTAGACACTTACAACGCATTAGACGCATGGTGTATCGCTCTCAACGAGTATTACAAGAGCCTACGCAAAGCCGGGTTCAACGAGGGCATTGCGCTCTTCATGATTACCGATAGGGAAAGCTTCCCTGACTGGATTCTGCCTACAGTCCCAAACCGCATTGATAACATTCCCTACGAGGATGACGAGGACGACGATTAAGATACTAGTCATTCCTGACATGCAGATTCCCCTACATGACGAGCATGTCACACAAAATCTGATTCGCTTTGCCCGCACGTTTAAGGCAGACCGGACAGTCACCTTGGGCGATGAGATGGACATGACCGAGCTTGGACGTTGGAGTGAAGGTCGGGCTGATTGGTTTGCTCAGACCCTTGGCGACAATCGAGACATGACAGTGGACATTTTGTGGGAGCTTGGGGTCACTGACATGATTCGCAGCAATCACACAGACAGGTTGTATAACCAAATTTCCTCCAAGATTCCTGCCCTTGGCGCATTGCCTGAGCTTCGCTTTGAAAAGTTTCTCAAGCTTGATGAACTAGGCATCAAGTTCTGGCGTGATGAAATGCCTATTGCGCCTAATTGGATAGCAGTCCATGGAGACCATACCCCTATCAAGCCACAAGGGGGTCTCTCAGCCCTTGAGGGGGCGCGTAGGCGGGGTAAAAATACTATTTCGGGTCACACGCACAGGGCGGGCAGGTCATCGTTCTCAGAGGCCTCAGGAGGCCGCATAGGGCGTATCCTGCATGGCGTAGAATCCGGGCATATCATGGACGTGTCACGCGCCAGCTATACCCATGGGGTCATGAACTGGCAGCAAGCTTTTTCCATTATCTACGTCAAGGGCAAGAATGTCCAGGTTGACCTAATTTACATTGAGAAGAATGGAACGTTTATGGTGAACGGAAAGGTCTATGGGCGAGTTCGCTAGTCCCTATTTTGAGGACGAAGACCCATCCCAAATCGTTATCAAAACGTTATCTAATCTAAGCCGCATCTGCTTGACTTACGTCTAAACCTGAGTAATTTAGGTCATGTCAGTTAATCCGAAACACTGACAGAGATTAGGTCAAAATGTCAAAGATGAAAGATTACCTGTTAGAGCTTGAGCAAGATTTTGAGCGTTTAACAACTACGTCAATGGAGTGGGACAAAGCTACCTGGAACGAGCAGTCTCAGGATGGACGCTTCACAATTACTGAGTCAGACTGGGCTTTCAAATATATCTATTGGTTTGACGATAACTACGCAGCTGTAGTCCAGGCTAAAACAATCCTGGAAGAGCTGGGCGAAACATTCCGGGTTGTCTTAGATGACTTCACCGGTGAGTGGACAATCATCACAACACATCAATCAATCGCATGGAGGGGCTAATGAATATCGACCACGCACTAATCGGGATGGGCTCGCTTGGGCTTGTCTTTGGATTCTTACTAGGTTACTCAAAGGGACATGAGCATGGCAAGATTGCCGGGCGCATTGCCTACCGCAAAGCACAACGAGTTCTCGAGCAGGTTGGGCGATGAACCCAAATGAACTCTTACAAAGCGCAAGCGACACAATCAACGTCCGTAACTCTACTCATGGTGAGGTGCGTGACAACCTGCGTCGTACCGGGATGCTCCTTTCAGCTTATTTGGAAATTCCTATTCACGACTATCAAGTCGCTGTCATCATGCAGCTTGTCAAAATCAGTAGAACTCAAGAGTCCCCATACTTGCTCGACCATTGGGTTGACTTGCTGGGGTACGGAGCCATCGCGGGAAGTCTCGCATTATCAGAGGAGCTTGACTAATGTTTAACTTAGAGGAGTACACAACAGTTGCTGAACGAATTAAGCTTTTTAGACAGATGTTCCCTATGGGACGCATCCTCACCTTCCTTGTACATGAAGACTCTAATCGCGTCGTATTCAAAGCTGAACTCTACAGGGATGACGCAGATGAGTACCCCTTTTCTACTGGATATGCCAGGGAAATCACAGCAGAACGTGGGGTCAATAGGGATTTTGCCCTTGAGAACTGCGAAACTTCCGCAATCGGCATTGCAGCCAAGAATGCTGACATTGGCACAGAGAAAAAGTCAATCAGTCGAGAAGAAGCTGCTAAGGTCAATCGAGTCAAAGAGCGCGATGCGATGATTCAGGAAACTAAGGTAAAGCTTAAGGAGACTGCAACCGAATACATCCCAATACCGAAGGAGGATGACCCATGGACAATCAGAGCAGCCGAACCTGTTCAGACTATGGAAGGAGCAGTCGAGATGGTGAAATCCGTACTTGGTGGCACAACGGACAAGGACATACAGCGTTGCAAGCATGGCGATATGATTTGGAAAACTGGTGTCTCGAAGACTGGTAACAAACCATGGGGTCATTGGCGTTGCGTCAATCAAGTCACAGCTGGGATGCCAGGGGCAGACACTGAGAAGTGTGAACCTATTTGGTACGAGATTGCAAAGGATGGCACATGGCAACCGAGAGCCCGCTAAAATCAGACTTTGACCTCGACTTTCGTTATGGGTCACAAGGTGAGCAGCTAGTTAATGACCTTCTTACTAGTGGTAAGACAGTCGAGGTCAAGCGCGACCGCCGATGGGTTGAAACCGGCAACATTTACGTCGAGTATGAATGTTGGTATAACAATTCTCAATCATGGGAATTGTCAGGGCTGAGCGTGAGCAAAGCATCTTACTGGGCCTTCGTGCTTGAGGAATCAGTCATGCTAGTACCGCGTTATCATGTTGATTGGGCTTGTCGAATGTATGGCAGACCAATCACCTGCAACTTACAACCTAACAATTCTCGGGGTTTCCTCATTACACCGGACCACTTACTAATGGCAGCTCAGGAGTTAAATTAATGGGACACTTACAGTTCATGAATCAAGACAATGAGTGGGAGTCATTCCCAACAGCTGAGGAAGAAGCTAACCTCAGAGCCAATGCGCAAGCACTGGAAGAATTGGGGTACAAGCTCATTTGCCAAATGTGCAACACAATCCCTACATTCATGCAATTAAGGCAGCGATGGCTGCTCAAAGAGTGGCAATGCAAAAATTGTCACACAATAAATTCTGCTGGCAGGGCATGACCTAATCCATGTCACGTCACAGAAAAGACCGAGGGCTAAGGACGGAGCGCGTCGTCGTTGAGTATTTATCTCAATGGTGGAGCGGCTTGGCTGTCGGTCGCGGCGCGGGTAACGACGTGGTGAATTTCCCCATGGACGTAGAAATCAAAGCGAGAAAAGATTTCAGCCCGCTGGAGTACCTGAAACAATCTAAGAAGCGTACGGAGAAGACTGGGGAGTCTTCCCTAGTGATATGCAGAATGAATGGCCAAGGCGAGACACCAGCTCAATACCTTGCTTTCATGACTCTTGGCGAGTTGGTTCAGGTACTCCTTAAAGCCGGTTACGCGGATATTCCAGCACATTCGCTACAATTAGAGCCTACCTATTGTCAATGCGGCAATACCATATTGAAAGGCCAGCCATGTCCTGTCTGCGAGAAGCTCAATAATGCCAATTTATGAGTTTCAATGTTCAAATGATGATTGTGAATGCAATGTTCATATTGAGAAGGAAATCAGCATAACCAAGGCCGCTGAGCTTGAGTGTCCATTTTGCAATGAAAGCATGAGCAAGGTGTACTCAAGCGTTGGGGTTATCTTCAAAGGCTCAGGATTCTATAGCACTGATAAGTGACCTATTTCACATATAGCAATATGTCCGAATTGAGGTAAATAAATATGATTCATCCTCTTGACAAGCTCGGTACTCTACAGGCTAGAGCCCTTAAAGGGGCTCACAGCGAGCCGCTTAGGCGGAGAGCTCGCTGGGTAGCCGCCGCTATTGGGATAGCTCTATGCTTAATCCCGGAGACAGCATCTAATGGCGTAGTAAGACCTATTCAAACGCTTCAAGAGATAGCTGATTACCATTTACCTGATAATCAATA